CACCAGCGGTCAAGTTACCACCAGTAGCGGAAGTTGCCCATGCAGCAGGATTGACATCAGGCTGGATAGGTAATACAGTAGCTGCACCATTTACAGGGATTTCGCGGAATAAATTAGCTACCTTCAGCTCATTTTGAATTTCCTTCTCAATGAGATTAGAAACTTCCTGATCGATATCGGCGGCTGAAGTAGTATAATCCACACCAGCTTTCTCTTGAAGTTCAATACCGTACTGAGTGCTCATACCTTTTTGGGTCATAACACCGAGTAAATGAGCTGTCATGAACTCTTTGCCCCACTTAGATATGTCGCCTGTAGAGGAACGGTCAGAGAAAGTTCTCTTGCTGTTCTGCATAGCTGAAAGCTCAGCTTGCTTCTCTTCAAGATCGGCTTTATACTTCTCGATAGTCTCAGAGGTAGCAGTCTTCTCGTCAGCCATTTCCTTGCGAATATCTTGAATCAAACGCTCTGCACCTGATTCTACACCAGATACGATAGCGGTTTTAACTTCTTCTTCTTGCTGAGCCTTAGCTTCTGCATTTGCAGTTGCTTGGTCTTCAAGATCTTTTTGTGCAGCCACATCGGCTGCTTTTTGCTCGGCTTGCTTCATTGCGATTTTAGCAGCAGTTTCCTCAGCTACTTTTTTAGCAAAAGCTTCCAAGTCAACGGGTTGTTGTGTCTCTTCAGACATTTTGATCTCCTTTTGGACTTGCGTCCCGTCACTATTAGTGAAAGTTTTTTTGAAATCCTCGTACTCATCCATTGAGTCAAAAGATTTCGCTAGTGAAAAAGTAGCTGATTGATTACACGGTACCGATACTACCGATACCTCAAATAACTCAGCGTCCTTTATTCTTAATCCGTCGGTTTCCTCTAGGTAATCAGCATCCTTGACTCGGAAACCAACTGAAAAGGCCCCAAGAACACCGTCTTTAACTAACTCAGCTACATCACCAGCAGACTTGCTGATTTTTGCAGTGAGTTCCAATCCATTTTCTCCGGTTTTTAAACCAGTAGCTCTTCCAATGGGTCGGTTGTAATCATGATTGAAAAGAATAATAGGATTCTTTTCAAAGTTGTGTAGTCCACCTTTAGTCCATGCGTCGGCTGAAATAGAGTCGCCCGCGCGATCAAAATCAGCAGTACTCGCCATACCTCGGATCATAATACTACCATCATCCTCAGTATGAGACTTAAAAGTAGAGGTAAGATTAAATATCTTTTCCATTTACTCCCTCTTTTACTGCTGGTTTAACAGCAGGCTTACCCTCAGCCTTTGGTGCGGGCTTTGGTGGTTTTGGTGGAACAGGCTTTGGAGTAGGACTTTCCTTCTCTTTAATCTCTGCCCACACTTTTGGAAGACTGTTTTCCATGATAGATACCATACGACTCCAGCTTCCAAAAAAGTTCATTACAAGACCCGCTCGAATAGGAACGGCTCCAATTTTTTCATACTCATGCTTAGTAAGAACCTTACCCTGCTCTAGCATAACCATGGCTACTGCGTCGAGGACTTTAGTTCTCTGTCTTATACTTCCCATTACTCTTCTATCTCCTCGACGGGCCTTCCGCCTTCATCTGGGTTAGCTGCTGATCCTGCAATGTTTGCTGGGATACGTATCTCTTCTGTACCTTCGATAGGCTCAAAACCTAGTCGTTCTCTTGCCTCTGCCGCTGTAATTATACCGCCATTTACTAGTGAAGTATAATAAGCCGAAGAGTCTCTCAGTTCTGGTTGTAGAGCGGGAATATTAGAAATGTCCTCACTAAGTTCAAAACCAAAAAATCTTTCTAGTCCATAGTTAATTTTTCGAACTATAGGTAGTATAGTCTCAAGATAGTACATGCGCATATTGGGGCGAATGTTAGCGTTGTTACCAGAGTCCATCATAATAGGTGGGATTCCTAACGCCTTCAAAACAATCTTTTCATTTTCTTCAATCGAAGTTTGAAAATCCAATTCTTTAAAATTTACATTGGATATCGAGTCCACTTCAATTCCGCCATCTAGAATAAGGGGTCTTCGACCTCCTGCATCTGGACGGTATCGTGCTTGCCAAGAAGCCATCATTCGTTCTTTGATCTTCTCAGAAAGTGTATTTGGGGATTTTAGTACTAAACCTGGTACTGCTCCATTCTTAAAGAAGTTATCCTGAAAAGCTCTCATCGACTTCATAAGTATCATAGTACGAAGTGCAGGCTTAAGCCTAGGCACTCCACGATATATTGAATGAAACGAGTTCTCTTTAATATGAATAATCTCATTTGCACTAAATGTAATATCGTGCATTGTATAGTTTTCTACAAAGGTATCTTTACTCGGATGGATTTTTACGTCCGTGGCAGGTAGATGGTACAAGTGTGCACCATCAAAGTACATGAAGATGTTGCCATCAATAAGAAAGTCAGTAATAAGGTTACGCTTAAAGCTACTGACATCTTGGTAGGGGTTTGGAGACTTATTAAGGAGAAGTTCTACTTTGGAACGTTTAATTCCAGGAACTACACCTTTAAAAGCATTCGCACGAGAAACCGTAGTAGGAATCTCAGCCACGTCATCCACAATCATATTTACACCACGGTTTACAACTTCAAGATCCTCATAGGCTTTTTCGTAACTAAAGCTAGGCTCTCTCGACGATTCGGTGGAGAGTCCTATATATCTTTGGGCAGGATTTAGCTTTTCTTCTACTTCCTCTACTTTCTTGCCAAAAATATTGTTATACCATGCCATTATGTTTTTCTCTTTGAATCTCGACCCACCGCATTTGTTTCTTTGCTGTGCCTAAACCGGGGTCTCTTCCGTATACCTTGTGTAACTGCAGGTGGTGCTTGTGGCACAACGTAGCAGTGTAATCGTACAGTTCCGCTTTATACTGTTCTATAAAGTCATCCCTAATCGCGAGTATGTACTCTGGATTAAGGTTATTATCTTTTAACCACTTATGCACCAGAGGTGCAAGGGTGTAGAAATGGTGAAAATCGAGCTGCTCTGTTGCATCACAAATCTCACAAGCCGAACCCTTATCGTATTTATTCTTAGCCTTATCTCGGATATATTTCACTACATCTCGTTTTAGTTTAGCCATCTGGGTTTTTCGGATTTCTATTTTCGATTAGAAGAATTATATCTAGTTTGAGGTACTATGTCAAACACTATTTTTGAGTAGGTATCCTAAAAACTTATTGATGAAGTCTGAAAAGAGTAGAGTGCGTATCTTAACGCGTCCGCCATGTGCGATGCGTAATTGTGTTTCGGTTTCTCTCTTGCTAGGTTAGGATTAGGATCCCACTGGTATTGGTCTAACGCAGAGAGTGTATTCTTACAGCCTTGTTCGACAAACAATGTATCGTTATCTACTATTCCTGCAACATACGAAATACCGTCTAGTACTGACTTCTTCGCGTTGATAGTAGAGATGTCATAGTTCTGTGCAAAGTCGAATCGAGTCTGCTGTGCAGCCGAATCGATGTAAATGTAGTCAATGTCGTACTTGTGTATTCTGGCCTGTATCTCTTCCGCATGTTTCTCTGTCGTCTGCTCTGCGTCCAGGTACTCGTCGAGTAAGTAGTACTTCTCGCTATCCCAGTCATAGGCAATTACACAAAATGCAGTAGGGTCTCTGAAACCTACGTCCAACCCCGCGAAGACGTCCATTCTACTAGTGTCTAATTCGCTGCCATTTATAATGCACTGTTCGTGGTCGAACGTCCATATCTGACCTTCGTAGGTATTGAAGTCAGCTTCGTACTCTTGCTTAAACTCTGCTTCGGACATAGATTTTCGAGCTTCCGCAATATCGCTCTCAGACATGCGAGGGTTATCCCTATAAGTAGCTCGAATAGACGCCCACTCAGGGAACTCTTCCGAAAAACCTCTCCAAAAGAATTCAGAGAACCAGTTGCTTTTTCCACGAGGTGTTGATATAAAGATTGCTTTCGAATTTGGTTTATCCAGTGTGGGACGGAGGGCTACGTTAAATGCATCCTTTCCATCCGCTAGGGCCGCCTCATCAAAGATGATTAGGTCGTAAGAGCGGCCAACACAAGAATCAACTTGGTTAACCGAACCCATACGAATTGTCGAGCCATTAGATATTTCAATTACTTTATCTTTTGCGTTATCTTTCGTAACTTCTAAATCAAAATGCTTTATTAGAGTTCTTTGCAGGTCAAAAGAAATCTGAGACAAGGCGTAGTTCGGAGACATTATCAGTATGTTTGAATTGGGAACCAGAGAGACAAGTTGTCCAATTATATTTGCGATGTAGGTTTTACCCTGCCTCCGAGATACCGCCGCACATACAAAACGGTATTTCGGGTTGTTGATCGCATTAATGATAGCCTTTTGTGAATCAAGAGGCTCTATGCCGAGCATCTCCAAATAGGGAGATACTGGTAGTTTGAGAAACCTCGTCTCAGATTGATAATCGAATAGTCGTTCTGCAACTATATCTTTCCTGCTAATCTCTATTGCCATTTATTACTTCTTATTTGATGAATATGCCTGACTGCCAAAGAAGGCGGCTACTATACCGGCTACTGCCACAAAGTATGTAGGTGCCATTGACCCCAACGTTTTCTGTGCTTCGTCTAACCCAAACAAGGAAGCCATTACTACAGCTCCCGGGTAGAGTAGTAGTCCACCTAATGCAAACCAAGTCATCTTTCTTTGAGCGTCTCGCATTGCATCTGCGTCTTCTAGCTCCTTACGTTTAAACTCCAGAAACATCTCTTCTTCAGTTTCTGAGACTTTACCGTCGCCATTAGTATCTGCGGGATGCGCCTCACTCATTTCTTTTTCCCTTTCTTCTTCTTGCGCTTCTTCTTGAAGCCAGCCTTCATAAAGGAGTAGGCTTTAGAGCTTATAGTAGACTTCTTCTTGCTTCTACTAGTGCCCTTCTTTTTTCGCCTGTTTATATTTGCGTATAAGCCTCTACTTGCCACGTTTCTTTGTTCTCTTCTTAGGATGCTTAGATCCTTTCATGAGCTTCCCGTTCGCCATACGATGGTAGCCCTTGGGAGTCTTTTTCTTCTTACCCTTCTTCTTCTTTCCGTAAAGCATATTAAACTCCTATACTCCCTTCCATATCATGAAACCTGCATAAGCTACTACCCACAGGAATACCACGGATATAGTAATTACGCCTAAAAAGTTCATTAACTCTTTTAACTCTTTACGCTTCTTTCTCATTCGTGCAACGTCTTTCACATGTTGCAGTCGTGCCTCTTCCATTCTTGATTTAATGGAGGTATACAAGTCATACTGGCCCTGCATCATACAAATGTCTTTCAACTGCTGATCAAAGTTAGCAAGCTGCCTCTTTGCACTCTCCATATCAAGTGCTTCTTTATACGACATCTTACCGGTCTTCTTTACTTCTACGTCTCTTACTTTTTCGTCAGCTTCTGCCCACTTACCCACAATAGAAGATAGATTGCCTTTAGACTCCTTAACTGTAGCGATGCCGTCGTTAAGAGCTTTCAGAGCAGACAGTACTAGTGCTACTTCTCCTATCACTTTCGTTCTCTAGGGATCTCCCTCTCTACCCATTCAGTAGTGTTAAAATAATTCCTCCTAAAAATATGATTACTGTTCCCGTCGCCGTTAGCAGCATGTTAGTTAGTTTATCCATCTTTAGCTCCATACCTTCAAGTCTTAAAAAGATGGTCTTCCAACGCTCTTCGCATTGGGCTTCGTGTTTAGCGAAGCGCGTGTTTAGATGTCCCTCATCCGTCGACCGTGATTCCATTTAGTAGTTTATCCATTAACTTGCCGTAATTACCTTGACCAAATGGAATTCCCTCATTAATCTGAACATTTGTTTGATTTTTGATATTGGAACCCTCCGCCTTTTCAAGATCCGCTTGTGCTTTGATCTCGTCCATACGCATCTTATGTGCCATTTGTAATAAGTCTGCTAAGTCCTTGCTAGAGTACACGCCACTTTCTTGAGCCTCTTCCAGCTTTGATTGAATCATCTCATCCAGTAAGGATGCAATGTTATTTTTATTCCGGTACCCAGTATCTAGGTACACAGTATCGATGTACTTCTTAACTTCCCGTCGATTTAAAATATCAACTACTGTTTTTTCTGCAACTTGCAAATGTTCACAAACGCCCTTAATATTACCAAGCGTTAAATAAGAAGCTGCTACTTCAAGTCCTTCAGGTGAAATGGTTGTTATCTCTTTAGCCATGGGCAAATTATACTCAAAAAGGGGTGGATTGTCAAGATGTTTTTTTCTATGGTTCTTCTGGCCAGACTACCTGGTCAAGGTGGGTAACCTCATCGTTTGTTGCAGGCACTGATCTGAGGCCTGCCCTGTACTCTACCCACTCTGCTTTCTCTGCGTCGGTTAAAGGAGCATCTGCACCCTGTGTCCAATCACACTGAAATAGACGGTAAGTACGCTCTCTCCTAATTTCTACCATTAGGCGCTCAACACTCAACACCCAGGCTTCGTCTGCCCAGTCATAGTAGTCCCCAGGCTTAGCGGCTCTTTCTACAAACTCGCTGCCTTTTAGGTACCTACGAGCCATAAAGGTGGCTGTATCAAGTGCATCTATAACATGGTACACTTCTCTGGTATTATCAGGTGCCCATAATCCCTCAGGTTCTACATTTACTCCTGAAGAATACATTTGTTCTATCTCCCCTTGGGGGTTAACTATTGCTACTCTTGTCATAATTTTAACTCTCCTACAAGTATATCGCCCATATTTTTATAGGCTAGGCCACCTCCATAAGCTGGATTTGTTGCCCGTACATATCCTACATGGTAAATCTTTCTAATAGTATGATTAAAATAATACCCTCCTATTACAGTATCATAACCTCCGCTACTCAAGTAATAGGAGGACTCTACAGTTACATAGGTATTTGCAAACTCTGCGGCGGACTGCGAGCTTCCATCCCATACACAACTACCGGTTTGGTAGGAACTGGCTGTACTGTAGTCTCCGCCAGTGAGAGCATCCCCTTCGATACCTCTTAAAATATCTATGCCTTTCTGTACTTTTCTACTGTCAAGTATTTGTACCGGGGTTCCTGCAGAGTTGTTCACCTGTAGACCGTAGCTTTCACCATTTAAATCCGATGTTGCAGTTAAAAGATTGTTAGGTTTTGCAATTAAATAATAGCTGTTCTGCAAGGGCTGACTGTTATTAAAATACATATAGTTTATGTTGTCATACGGTCGGGCAAAAAGTAAAGTATCCGATGTAATACCCGATATAGTGCCTGGGCTAGCTATGAACGCGTTTACACCTGCTCTATTATCATTCGAGGAAGAAACATATTTACCTCCAGCAGTAGGAACTAAAAATATAGTACTTGTGGTAGAGGAGTCGGAGACATAAAATGAGTTACCTGCACTGTCTTCTCCTGTTACTGATAGTCCGTATGCCATACTTTAGTACCTCACTACAAAGTAGTTTACGGTTTGATCTTGGCTATAAGGATTATACAAATTAAACGAGCCGTTGTTAGCTGCTGACCTGTTTTGTACTACTGTCAACCACTTGGTGGGGTCGGCTGTGTTGCTGGTTAAAATAACGATTTCATCAAAGTTAGTTGCAGTCAGACCTTCGACGTTAGTTATAGTAGTAGTACCTGTGGCAGGAACTGAAACACTGTCATTCTTTACTACATTAGCTTGTCTTTGGTTGACTCCGAATACCTCAACTCCCGCAGCATTGTAAAGAGCCAGACCGTAACCTGAAGTTCCTGCGCCAGGACTTGTACCTCCCGTAGGGGCAGATTCTGCGGTTGAGGATATACTACCGGTTATACCACCTATAGTTAAAGTTGACTGTACTGTTCCACCATAATCACCCGATGCAGTACTTCGTAATTGAAATTGATTTCCTGAAGGAATATTACCAGCATTACTTGTATACGCATTAAAAGTTCCACCTACAGCTCTATAGTGATAAGCTGGACTACCTGTCCCACTTACTGCAATAGGCGAACTGCTGCTTGCAGTTGTTCCCGTCATAGTAACAATCTCACTTTCTATCTGAAGACCTCTTGTTACCGGTGAAAATGTGGTGAACCCGTTTGCGACTGTACCGAAGGCGTCAGGTACAGTGTCCACATTCGAACCACTGGGATGCTGGCTTGTAGTAATCATCCAAACTGTATTTGAACCCCTATCTCCTATAGTACAGTAATTGAACTGACTGGCAGGGAAAGTAAGAGGTGAGGTATTTCGTAGCCTAACTGCGTCACCATTAGCTACAGTTCCGTTAGCTGTTTGAAAAGACGAAGTGCTGTTCTTACTCCAACTCGTGCCCTTGGCTTGATTCATTGCAATAACTGCATTTATACCACTTCCAAGTCCGGACACTGTTATAGGGCTACTAGTATATTCAGTATCTGTGTCTGCTCCTGAAATATCAGGGAAGTCGAAAGCATTCGGAGTGATATCCCCCAGACTGCTAGTAACAGTAAAAGACCTTACCGCAAGTCTGTTCTCTGAATCAATAAAGCGGTTTCCTACACTAGTGCTACCATTTACTTCGTCTGCTGTATTATAGTGTGAAAGATAAGCATAATAGGTTCCTGTTGGTAGATTAGCGCCCACTTGTAAGGTTTCAGAAAGTGAAGATGTTCCCACTTTTCCGAAGTTTACAGTATTATTTTTAGTCCACAGGACTCCATTAGCTCCTACTGATGTAATCAACTGTTGCTGATAGTTATATATTGATATATATAATCGATTCCCAAAGTTTCCCGAAGCTGTAAGACCTGTTATAGCACTTGAGGTAAAAGTTATTGAAGACCCTTGAACTACACTAGCAGGAGAGGCGCTGAGAGTAGGGGCTACAACTTTTCTTAGTCTCGCTTCGGCCGAGTGCGACCCCGTACCGTTTGGAAAAGCGGCGTCTCTACCGTGAAAGTACCAGCGTGTTAAATGGTCTGTAGCTGCTGTTGCACCTCCTGCAAAGGTTCCCGACCAGGTAAGGCCGAATACAGTGTTGTTAGGAAACCAACCTCCTATATCATTAGGCATTGACGTAGGGCCTCCTGAGTTGATGGGATAAGTAGCGGTCGCTGGAGAGGTAGGGTTTGGGTCTGCTCCAAAGGCATCGGAAACAGAAAGTCTTATCTCATGCCCTAGAGGATGAGTTACCTTAATTTTAATTGTATCATTAAGTTTGAAAACCATGGTGTCTGATGGAATATAGGGATTACTGCCTATTTCTACAGGATACGACCCCGAAGCAGAAGGGGATACTGCAGGCATGGTTAAATTATATTGATACGTTGTCATAGAAGCAATTATACTAAATATGACATTTAATGTCAAGATATTTTTAGACTTAGGTCTCGAAAAACCCCAAAGTCGTACGTGCGGGGGAGCCCCGCCGCATCACTAAGAATGATGTCTACTAACCGCCCCCATTAGCCTGGGTGATGTTGGTCGACCACACCCGCGCCCCGATGTCAAGCTTTTCTTATACCGTTTTGCTATCAGCAGGGCATCGCTTATGCTTACACGGTATAGGTAAATCGTGATTGGTGCTTGACAATTTGCACATTCTCCTGTAAAATCCATCACATATACAAAGGAAAAGAACCAATGAAAAACATCACAGTCACAGACTATCAAGCCGAAATTAACCGCAAACTATGCGCTGCAAATATCACGCGCGATTTAAAAAGGAGAAATAAATAATGTCACAATTTATCCAGTTCATCTCATTCGCCACAGCGTATATGGGCATCATCACTGCAATCTATATCTACCTATACTAAGCGATAAATCGCTTGACTTTTGTGGCTTTTTATGCCATACTAGGCACTTAATTAAATCAATAAAGGAAGACTAAAAATGTCGAACTACTCTAAAGAAATGGCAGCTAAAATGATAGCCTCTGCTCCTATCACACTCGCGATTGCAAAGCAACTTGCTTCCGATTTTTCTCTGCCACAATCTAGCGTCATCGCTAAGGCTGTGCAAATGAAGCTCTACAAGCCAGAGCCGAAAATGTTTTCGGTTAAGGTTGTACGCGCTGATTTAGTGCAGGATATTGAGGAGCGTTGCCGACTGCCTCATGGCGAATTGTCGGGGCTAAAGAATGCCTCTGGCGCTTCACTCAAGGCGCTGTTATCTGCCATTCTTGTATTAGAGGAGGTTTCCTAATGAGCGAACCAATGGCAACATATAGGGGCGAATCGCCCCTTGTTAGACTCGTCAGGATAACGGCATGGCTGGGCACATTTTGCCTATGCCTTGCTCCATTTATCATTGATACACCAGCGGGTAAAATGCTGGCAATGCTAGGGCTTACGCTACTATGTTTGCAGGCAGCGCATAAATCGTGCTATAATCTGCTAATCTTAAACACAATTGGAATAATAGGATATACATATGCTTTATATATTTGATCTTGATCACACTACCATTGACAGCTCCCACCGTTCGCATACGCTGGACGGCGGCGCTCTTAACCTTGATGCATGGCGCGAGAATTCAACGCCTGAGATGATAGCGCGTGATTCGCTGCTACCGCTCGGCGAACAATGGCGCGACATGGTAGCGCGAGGGCTGGAAGGAACTCACGTTAAGATTGCCATCATTACCGCTCGCGTAATGGGCGCTGCTGATTTGCAATATCTGGATGATAACGGGCTGGCTTACGATTATATCTATTCGCGTAACGAAGGCGATAGCACTCCAGATTATGAACTCAAGAGAATCGCCCTGTATAAGCTGGCGCGGGATATGGGGCGCTCTATGAGATGGCTTCAAAATTTCGCATGGTTTTACGATGACAATCTAGGCGTGATCGAAATGGGTTCCAATCTGGGAATCAACATGGTAAACTCTACTCTTTACAATCAAAAGGCACTATAAATGAACAAGCATTACTACTTAATCGTTGACACCGAAACAACGCAAAAAAATACGGTAGCTGATTTCGGCGCGGTTATAACTGACCGCTCTGGCGCGATCATCGAACAATTCGGCGTTTTGCTAGACGGGCATTTTGGAAGCATCGATTTATTCGCTGACTATCGCGCTCCTGCTGATTCGCTTTGGTCTACTCAAGCCGCACATCGCCGCGAAAAAGACTACCGCAAAATGGTAAAACGCGGATCACGCTCTATTGCGTCACCCGCTCACGTTCAGCTCTGGCTGGCTAGAATTCTCGGACAATACAACCCGATTGTCACCGCGTATAATCTAGCATTCGATTTCGGCAAATGCGCGAATACTGGGATTGATTTGGGCATTTTCTCACAGCGTTTTTGTCTAATGAAAGCCGCATTTAATACAATCTGCGAACTGCCAGAATATGACTATTTTTGCCGATTGCATCATCACATCACGCCAACAGGTAAACTGAGGCGCTCTGCTGACGCGGTTGCTAAATTTGTAGCGCGAGATTTCCACAACTCGCTACAAGACGAGCCGCATACTGCTCTGGAAGATGCGCGAGATTATGAGGCGCTTATTTTGCACGAGATTCTAAAAACGCATACGCGCAAGCAACTACTGGAGGCTGGCAAATGAAACAAAAAATTGCACTATATTTATTTCGGGCTTATATGGTATACTCCATTACAGCCGATATACTTTTACTTTCTGGCATAGGATACTTGATATTTAAATGAAAAAATTACTAGCAAAATTAAACGAATTCGCATCTTCTAATACTGGCAAAATTGCCATTGTATTAGAGGGGCGCGACACTGCCGGAAAATCTAGCACTATTCGGGAATTGACTCACTACCTAAACCCTGCGTGGTATTCGGTTGTCCCCTCAACGAAACCGTCCAAGCGCACCATGAAAAATTGGTTAGGTTTCTGGACTGGTAAAATGCCATCCGATAGCCAAATCGTTTTCTATGATCGAAGCTGGTATTCTCGCGCTATGGTTCAATACGTCAATGGATGGTGCAGCGAAAAGCAATACCGGAATTTTCTAGCGAACCATCTCGAATGGGAAGCGGCGCAAAATGTCACCTTCCTAAAATTCTGGCTTTCCATTAGTGAAACCGAGCAACGGGCGCGCATTGTTTCACGTGAAACGTCGCCGCTAACCTATTGGAAATTTTCACAGAATGACAAAAATGCGCTTTCCTATTATGAGAAAATTTCAATCCTAAAAGAGCGGGTCGTGAATGATGAATGGCACACCATTGATTACAATGATAAGCCTTCTGGGATCGAAAAGTTATTGAGAACCATTCTCATTTAGAGAACCTGGAACTACTATGATTTCAAATGATTATACCCCCATGCCATCATCATTTCAAATGATGACCGGGGTTTTTGGCGCGGGGGCGCCAGTGCGAAAGCGAGAACTTTTTGCACCCCACCTGCAAATAAAGTTTTAGACAATTTGGACCGAATGTGCTAGTCTTTTCTGAGACAATCGGCGCGGGGGCGCCAGTGCGAAAGCAACCACTATTTGCGGCAGGGGTGCAAATAAAGTTTTACACTGTTTGGAGCAAAGGGGCAAGTCTTTCTTGTGAATTTAGGCGCGCCGGCGCCAGTATAAAGCCGATGAGTATAAATGTCAAGCCTTTTTGTGACCATTGGTGCAAATAATTTAAATTGGGGCAGTCTCTGCGCCAGTATAAAGCCGACGAGTATAAAAGTCAAGCCTTTTCTGCGCATTTGCGCAAATTAAAGAAAACAAAGGATAGTCTTGCGGCGGGGACGCAAATCTGGTATAATTTGGGCAAAGCGAAGAAAATTCTTGACATCGAGACCCCGTCCGGCCCCCCGGAATAACTTTGCGTTTTTTTCACGAAAGGAGCAGAAAGATGTTGACAACAAAGGTGAATGCTTGTATAATTATCCCATATTCAGAAACAAGACCAAGCAGGAATAAATATGATCGACCGATATGTACCCTCACAGAAGAGGCAGGAAGAGGTAGCAACGCAGACTGTAAAGCGCCCAACTTATATGGTTCTATTTGATATTGCTGACGGTGCGTTTGAACTCTATACCAGAGGCGAATGGGCTGTACAATACCTAACATGGGTTAGGGAGCTAGACTGGGACGAAGATGCTGACCATAGCGACGAAGAAGTAGTCGAAGCGATTGGTGGGGACGAATGGTTTATAACGCAGGTATAGCATGAGAGTAAAGGTAAAAAGATCACTAACGCCGTGGACTAAGAAGCGTAAAGCATTAGTACAAGATGCCCTAAAGTGGGGCATTGCGTACTTGGGCGATACTGAAGGTGTGCGGCTAAATGTAATCCTAACCGGCGAGTGTAGCGATACGCTTGGGGACGCTTACTATGACGACGTAAGTACCTGTACTATAAGGTTAAACGACCACTCTAAAGAAAGTAGAAATAGGGTTCTTAGAACCTTATTCCATGAGATGTGGCACATAAGGCAGTACCTACACGAAGGACTTAGTGTGGAAGCTGGAGGGGCAGAGTTTAAAGGTAAAACGTGGAAAAGCGATTACTGGGACGCACCTTGGGAAGTAGACGCACGAAGAATGGAAAAGAAATTAGTAGCAAAGTACAACAAATATCTTGACAATAATGGCTAAAGCCGATATAATATACACATACGCGAAACAACGAACTAACAACTTTTAAGGGAAATTTTATGACTACGACTATGACAGCAACACAAAGCAACAACTATCCACAAGCTATGATCGACACTATGGTAGCACGCTATACAGAAACTCCTGTGCGAGCTACAGTTGACACTCTCGCAGTAGAGTTCGACAAGACTCCACGCAGCGTTATAGCTAAGCTATCTGCACTCGGTGTATATGTAGCGGCAGCTAAGCCTACAAAGCGACCTGCTAAAGTGACCAAGGCAGACTTGGTAGCTACCATCGAGCAAGGGCTTGGTATCGAGTTCCAAAGCCTCGGCAAAGCTGGGTTTGGTGACCTGACAGCACTTGTGCTGGCAATCGAGACGCTCAAAGCGTCCTAGTAGGAATGATGATGGGAGCTTCGGCTCCCTAAGTCAGTGAAGAAGGTCAGTGATGTAAAGGTAGCATAACGATTTCCAAAGTCGTTTGTTGGGGTTCGAATCCCTACTGGCCTGCCAATTAATTAAAAGAGGAACATACTTATGATCTCGCAAGGTGCTAAAGCTGTACAATCAGGGCAAAAGCTCGAAGTATTAGTTGAATATATTATAGCAGAGGAGGGGTATACCTCTGAGCAGCAAGTTAAGTTTACAGACTGTTACAACAATTCTAGGTCGAAAATGGACTTCTATGTCCCAGAATTAGACTTAGCTATTGAGTGTAAAAGACAAATGGTTAGCGGTACAGCCGACCAGAAACTACCCTTTGTAGTAGCAAATCTTGCTATGTTTCCCTCGCAGAAAGGGCTACTGGTTCTCGATGGAGACCACTACCACAAGCGTGCTGGTATAGCTATGTACTTAAACAGTCAAATTTCGGAGACTTTCGACTGGTGTTTTGCAGAGGACTTTGCAGAGAAGATAGGAGGTGCAGATGTACTGGGAAAATAATAAAATTAGGGAAGTGTTCGGCACAGAAATAGCGGGCGTTGTGAGAGCATTAGAAGGCGCGTGTGCGGAACCTATCTACGGAAAAACCCGTGAAGGTATTGACAGTACCGCATCTACCATGTACCAAGTCGACACTGAAATGAACGTAGGCTTGGTTGACGTTCAAGCGATAGTACGGGAAGCATTTGGTAGGCCGGTAGGCTGTAACCATTCGTATGACTGTTGTGGATGCTGGTTTAGGCTGAGCATCGAAGTAGTAGAACGAGAAAAGGAGCGTAGTAGAGCTAGGTCGTTCTATATCATAGAAACGTGGGCTAGAAACGTATAGTACCTAACCGAAAATAATTCTTGACATTTTGGTAAAGTACTGATATAATATCTTTTCAAATTTAGTAAGAAACCGATCCCCGTCAAGGGGCGACCCTACCCTTTCAGGGGTCATAAAAGTGTATGGTGAAAGGGAGATTGAGTCCATCTGATTGAGACTTGGGGCCAGTTTAGTTCGCTAACGTGGAGTTCACCCCCTGACGGTATTTAAAGAGCTATCATGCACAAGCGAATTCTTTATACCCGATACAACGAACCACTAGAGGGACTGCCGGGTATCAGGCAGAGTTAAGGAGCGCAGGAGGGGCGAATTAACACCATCCAAAACCACTACTTGAGCAATTGAGTAGTGGTTTTTTTATGGGTGAGCCAAAATAATTCTTGACAAATGTGGTATTTCGTGAGATAATAATCAAGATAAAAAAATTAAGAGGAGAATTTTATGCTTAGAAAGACCAAGCACCCTTTTGTACCCACACCTTTTCGCAAGGTAGGTACGATATTTATCGAAACGGGAATAAGACCTGTACAGAAAAAAGGAGAAAAAGATGTCAAATGTAGTAGAGTTTCCAATTCAACCGAAAGTAGAAGTTTTAGCCGAACAGATAACCACTCTACAGGAGAGCCTGTTATCGAGGTTTGACCAGCTAACGGATCACTATGTAGCCTCACGACAGTTAGAAACCGAATGTAATGAGCTACAGGAGCGGTATGATACGCTGGTAATGAAGTATGCTGCGGCTGTGGGAGAAGAGAATCTACCTCTAGGAATTATGGAATATTGTACTAAAGTGATAGCAAGTTTTGATGCCGATACTAGTGAGATTTCGTTTGCTTTAGAAGACGAAACAGCAATGGCAGGTGAAGACCCCGTGGAGAGACCTAAGACGGGAGATAAGGCTGTGGACGACATAACTGAGTTCATGGATTCTATAACTAACTTTTTAAGGAAAAAGATGGATGAACTACACTGAGTTAAGCACTAAGTACATGGTGCAGGAGTATACAGCTGACCCTAGTAGGGAAACAGTTGAAAAACTAGCCGAAGAGCTAGATAAGAGTATAAAATCGGTGATAGGTAAACTCTCCAGAGAAGGAGTATATCGCCGTGAAATCTATAAAACTAAGTCAGGTGAGACTCCTGTAACCAAAGTAGAAATTGTATCAAGTATAGCAGAATCGCTGGGTCTCGACGGGGATACACTCCTTGGGCTAGACAAAGCACCTAAAAACACACTTAAATTATTGGAAAAGGGTATCAATGGAGTCGTTTAATTTGTACGTCAAACTCATGGAAGAGTGCGGTGAGGTAGTAAGAGCAGCTTCTAAAGTCTTAAAGCGGGGTCGCCACGGGGTTGAAAAGCAACAATTATCAGAAGAGATAGGAGATGTGGCAGCTTGTATAGAGTTATTACAGCAGCGAGATCTACTTGATGGGCCATCTATGAGAAGAAAACAGCTAAGGACGTTAAGTAAGTACTCAAACTACTTTGACGAAAATGGCTCAGTAAAGTAACTATGTGGCAAAAAATCCTAGACTGCTTCTTTGTAGTCGTAATCCTAATCTACTTTGGCTGTATAGCAGCAGTCTTAGTAGGTTCACTATTGAGTTTAATACTATGAACATTGATTATTGTATACTAGCACTTTTCTTCCTATTTCCAGTTGCAACCCTTATAATGGGAGTAGTATTATGAACGAATTTCTAGAAACTTTTCTAATGAGTTTAACTCTAATAATCCTGGGTTCTCTAATACTTGTCCCTATCCTAGTCCTGTTCACGCTCTAGTCCCAATCTTCGCAAATTAACCCAAAGGAATAAGGTCAAAGAGAGGCTTTTTCATCGCGGGTTTGGCATAATTAAAACGAATTCCCAGAAACATCGTTTGTTCTTTTGTATATAGCAAAGTATTTGATTTATCCGGTGCATAACGATTTGTCGAAAGTTCATTACCGGTTTTAGTACAATAGTTATTGGGATTATGCTGACTCAATAGAAACTTCAATAATCTTATGGAGTCGTAGATAGGAAGCTCCCTTAATTCCGCTTCCCCTACAATTGCATAAATATTTCAATCTATTCTCTTCAGCATTGGTTGTAATAATTGTCGTTTGACTTGATTGCTTATCAATTTAGTGTTTATTTTATCACACTTTTTGGCATCCGTAAAGTACTATTTTTGCTTACCTATATGACTTCTCTTGAGTGGTCGGCTTATAGCTAACGTAAATTAATTTCATATTTCTATGTAGGAGACGGAAAAAAGTGCTTGACAGAAATGTCAAAAGCCGATATAATAATTCCCATGAAAAAGAAATTTATACTAGACAATGTAGAAGTTAGTAGTGACACTATGGATGAGCTTATGGCCAATGCACAAGGTTTAGCTGCGGGATTAATGACTAAGTACGATGCAAATCCTCTCGTTATAGCCGGAACCTTTGCTGCCCTCGCCCTGCAGATCTATAGAAGTTCACTCACTCGCGAAGACTACGACAGTCTTGTAGATGCTATATCAGAACACAGAGACGAAGTAAAGACCTTTCCAGTTTTTCTGGAAGACGATGACGACCGAGTAGTACACTAACTAGGAGTATACAGTGAAAAAGCAACGACAAAAGACGCGAGCACACTTTATTCTTTTTGCTAAGGATACGCCTTACCGCTCACGTACAGAAATAGATCAAAAAAGGAAGTGCAAAAATGGGTATAGGAAACACAGGGGTAGATTTGAGTAGTATGAATCTGCAGCAAATAAAGGATTATCTGCACAGCACAGATGCAGAGTACAGACGTTCGTCTGCTTCCATTAAACGAAATGTCTACGGTAGGTGGCAAGCAGAAGCTGCTGCTGCCGAGGCAGAGATAGCTCGCAGAGAGCTAGAGGCAATGGTAGGTAGAAATAGATGACTGAGTATGAACCTTATCAAGGCTCACACGAAGACGAGTTCTTTGACTGGTACATTACAGCGACTGGCATGATGCA